ATTCCCTCAACCGAATCTCCGGCATTGGGGTTCCTCAAGTTTTTCCATTTCTTCACGGGAACGACCACGATTGCCATCGGTCTCTCAAAGATGTAGTTGTTTGTCCCGCCATCGGCTATGCCGGTGATGACCTGTTCGCCCGTCACCATCTTCAGCATCTTGATGGGATAGTATTGAATCATGAAGGTCTCTTTATCTTCAGGTCAATCGGCAACTTGACCAACTTGTAGTTGAACTGCTCGCTCTCGTAGATTTTCGTCCGCTTCAGGAAGTGACGGAGCGTGTAGTTCAGGGTGCTTTCGTGGTGGAGGTCATCCGCCACATCATACAACTTCGCGATGTGCTTGCCGTCCATCTTTCGCAACTGGCGACCGATGCTCTGTAGGATGCGGATGCGGCTCTTTGACGGGGAGGCAAAGATGACATTCTTCAGGCTTCGGATGTTGATGCCGGTGGAGAAGGTGCCGTAGGATGCCACGATGATGGCGTTCGTTTCCCTTTCCACGATGTTGCGGATTTCCTCCCGCTCCTCACCGTCCGTCTCTCCAGCAACGAAGAACACCTTGCGGTCATTGCCGCAAAGTTTCTCAATCATCTCATGGAGTGGCTTGCCGTGCTTCTCCACATAGTTGAACAGGACGAGCGTGTTCCCGCGCGTAGCCGCGCATAGGTGCGCGAGGAACTCGTTCCTTGCCTTGCACCCCACCAGCCATTCAATCTCGCCGGGATAGTCCAACCCAGATACTGTTTTCCTTACATCGGGTGGATACCGCAGGAGGATACACTCAATCCGCAAGGAAGTGAGAAGATTTCTCTCCATCAGTTCCTTTGTCGTGATGACCCGATGGACGGGACCGAACAGACCCTCAATGGTGAGTTTGTGTATCTTGCTGCCGTCAAGCGTTCCGGTCAATGCAATACGATAGGGGCAGTCGGTCAACTTGTTCATTATGCTGGACAGGGATTGTGCCTTGAACAGGTGGGCTTCGTCGCCGATGACCGCCTCAAAGTTGTCAAACCATGCACGGGGCATCTTGTAGATTGACTGCCATGTGGAGATGACGATTTGCTTGTTCGTCATCTTCTCCAGCCCTCCCATTATCTTGTGGCAGTTCTTCTCGACGCTCCAATCAACCTGCGAAGAGTAGTCCGCGAAGTCGGCATACATCTGCGTGACGAGCGAGATGGTGGGAACGACGATGAGTATCTTCTTGTGCTGCGGGATGACCGACTGGTAGTGTCGGCACAGCGAATAGACGACCAGACTCTTGCCGCTTGCCGTAGGCGAAAGAAGAACACATCGTGTCTTGTTCAGGGCATGGCACAAGGCATCCACCTGATGGTCATGCGGCACCAGCGGTTCCCCGCGTGCGTGCGGGCGCAGGGACTCGACAAACTTCTTCACGGAGTCGCAGTCAAACTTGATTTCCGGTTCCGCGACTTCGGAATCAACTTCCATCTCGTATCCACGGTCCTTCGCGAATGTGGCAAGATACTCTACAAGACCTGCGGGCAGCAGACCGGAGTGTGGATTGTAGAGCCGTATCTTCCCGTCCCACACTTTGCGTTTGAACGCGGGTGTGAACTTCGCTCCGGGGACATCGTATGTGAAGTAGTCCTGTAGTTCGCGAGCGACAGAGTTCTCCGCCAATACGCGGAGGTATGCCGTGTTCATATTGCGAACTTCAATCTTCGGCATTCAACTATTTAGGTCACTCCACTCATGAATTTCTTCCACTCAATGGCGTTGCGAATGACCCATTGCCGATTGTTGATGGACTTGATGGTCGCATCCAGGTAATCAACTTTCGCCTTCTGCAATTCCATCTTTGCGGACAACTTGGAAATGTCCGGGTCGGCATCCATGTAGATGTCCATGTCCTGACGGAGGATGCGGTGGGCGAAAGGTTCCCATCCGAGTTCCTTAAGTTCTTCTTGGCTCATCTTGCCGTTGTAGTATTCCCACTTCCGCTTGCGAAGCAGCCGGTATTCAGACTCGTACTTGCGGAGGGTCAACGACTCGTCGTGAAAGATGTTGAGGAACTTGGCGTGCAACTTCGGGATGCGAATGGATTCGTCCCCGAGTTCGGTCGGGTCCATGCCCAACTCCTTCTCCACCAGTTGCTTGATTTCTTCAATGTTCATGCTCATAGTATACCACATCTTCGGCAGGAAGCAATACATACTTGGATGAAAGTGATCGGAATTGACTATTCAATGACTACTCCTGCCGTCACGGTGATGTCTGATGAAAAAATTGAGATACACTACCTGACAAGTGTGAAGAGGCATCAGACCGATTATCGCCTTTCGGATGAATTCACCATTCATGGGACGGCACATCAGGATTATCATTCACAAGAAGACAGGTTTGACCGCATATCCGAATGGGCTGTCCGCATCTGCGACATTGAACCCGATTTCATCATCATAGAGGACTATGCCATGGGTGCGAAGGGTAAGGTCTTCCACATCGCCGAGAACTGCGGTTTGCTCAAGCACAAGTTGTGGAAGCGAAGATTTCACTTTCGCGTCATCGCCCCGACAGCCCTAAAGAAGTTTGCCCACGGGAAAGGCAATGCTGACAAGTGCATGATGCACGAAGCATTCCTTGCTAAAACCGGACACGACTTAAGAAAAGCGATGGACAACGAGAGCAAGGACTGCGGCAGTCCCGTTTCCGATGTGGTGGATTCCTATTTCCTTGCGATGTTCGCCAAGAACGCGGTTGATATCACGCGCTGATTTTCATCTGGTCAAGATCCGGGAACGCTTCCTTGACGATTTTCTTGTCAAGCCCGTAGGCATAACCGAAAGAACCATCAAAGAGATTCCGAAGAAGCGATGCTTCAGTCGGGTGAACACCCTCAAGAATCTGGATGAAAAGGATATCCTTCCTCTCGCGAGGCAGGTTGTAGGATTCCTTGAAGATATAGAGTCGCTTGCATTCAATGAAAAGGTTGGTCATTGAAAGACCTTCAGGCGACGGGTCGGGGGTGTAGGCAGGCAAATCGCTTCTGTACCACTTTGCATTATTAAAGAATGCATAGTTCAGGATTTGCTTGAGAGCCATGCTGGAGTTTTCGCGAAGGTGACGAACGATGTCGTCGCGATTCTTTGATTTGCTCTTGATTGATTCAAGCACTTCAGGTATAGTCATTGTCATCGGCATTGTGTAGTTCCTCCACTTTCTATTTAGTCGGGTCAAAATCATGCCGATGTACTTGACAACGCACCGAAAGCGTGTATGATGTACCACAAGCCCGAGCAGCGTGCAACGGCAGAAACAGCAATCTATCAGAGAAATGAAATGTCTGAACCGAAGAACAAGAAGGTTTGGCTCGTTGAGGAGCAGCGTGTAGCGACCGTCCGAAAGATTGAAGTCCACCCGAACTGGGGCAAGCAATACCTCGTCACCACACACAGCAGCGAATGGGGTCCGGAGACCTTTTGGGTCAAGGAATCCAATGTTCAGGAGGACCGGTAATGGCAGCGAAGAAAGCAAAGGTCGCCCGTCGCCGTGCCAAGATTGGTCTGAAGGTGCGATGCCCCGCTGTCGGACCGGATGTACACATCTACACCATGGTATGTGCAGAAGGTAAGTATGAGGCAAGTTCGTGGCTCGGTCTGGGGTGGGCGATTTTCACGCACCGTTTGTGGCATCTCTGGAATCATAGAAAGTGGACTGATTGAACATCTTCGCAGTACATGAAGACCCGGTTGTGGCGGCACAGAGTCTTTGCGACCAGCATGTCGTGAAGATGATTCTTGAGTCCGCACAGATGCTTTGTTCCTCGCACGCGGGCGGGTGCGCGCCGTACAAGCGCACGCACACGCGACACCCGTGTACCATATGGACAGGAGTCAACCGAGAGAACTACGATTGGCTGTGCAGGCACGCGAAAGCCCTGTGCCAAGAGTACACCTATCGCTACGATAAGGTACACAAGTCAGAAGAGGTGATTGACTGGTGTATTATGAACTCTTCGGAAATCCCTAATGGTTCGCTTACCCCGCACCCGCAGGCGATGCCCGAGCAGTACAAAAGGTCGCACTTCGTTGATGCCTACAGGGCGTATTACATCGGCGACAAGTCCAGATTCGCGAGATGGAAAAAGCGTCCGCCTCCGGAGTGGTACACTAAATAGAGTATCACCATGCCTAACTATGACTACAGATGCAAAGAATGCGAACACACATTTGAAGAGTTCCTTCGAATGGCAGACCGCAACAAACCATGCAGGAAGCCTTGCCCGAAATGCGGCAAGACCAAGTGCATCGAGCAATACCTGCCATCCTCTCCTGCGCTTTGTGACCCGGTGAGAATCGGCGTGCGTAAGCCGGATTCTGGGTTCAAGGAAGTCATCTCAAAAATCAAGCGGGCACATCCAAGAAACAACATGAGAGACTATTGAACATGAGCACGCAGAATGACTACATTGAGAAGGTTGAGATTGAGGGTCATGGAAGGTTCTACCGTTCGCCTACGAGCGGCAAGTGGTTTCCTTCCGTGACCACCGTTGTCAACCACGAAGACCAGGAGTTTTGGAAGAAGTGGCGTGAAGACCCCGAGAAGAAGAAGATTTCCGAGGTTGCAATCGCAAGAGGCACGCGGATGCATGAGGTGGTGGAGAAATACCTTATTGAACAGGCGATTCCTGAGTCAATTGAGGACAAGCAGCATTTTGACCTTATCTTCCCCTATTTGCAGAACATCGGCGAGGTGTATGCAATTGAGAAGCCCCTCTGGTCGGATGTCCTGCGAATGGCTGGACGGGTAGACTGCATCGCGGACTATGAGGGTTCTCCGGCAATCATTGACTTCAAGACAGCAAGAAAGCCGAAGAAGAAGTCGTGGATCAAGAACTACTTCAATCAGGCAGCGGCATACTCATGGATGTGGGAAGAGCGTACTGGAATGGTCGCGGAGAACATCGTATTGATGTTTGCCACGGACACCGGAGAGAGCCAACTGTTCATTGAAAACAGGAAGGACTTCAAGGTTTCGCTTGGCGATGCCATGAAATCCTACTGGACAAAGAACGATTTCAAGGACATACAGGAGATTGCCAATGGGATGGCTCACTGATTGGTTCAAGAAAGAGGAAGTGAAGACGGAGGATGCCCCACAGAGGATGCATTGCATTCGTTTCATGACCGAAAGAGGCGAGCAGTTGGGAATGCTGCTCACCACCGAGGAGTTTCAGCGTGCGGTACAGCGATGGGTTGATACCATTGACGAGATGCCGATAGAAACCGCTGACCCCAACAACGACGAACAAATTCCATAAGAAAAGGATATATGATGGGTTCAATAATAAATCTGGAAGAGACATTCACCAAAGAGATAGAGGAACTTTGTAAGACCCGCAAGGACGGGCGGTATATTGATGCGGTTCTTGAAGTCTGTGAAAGACACGGAATCGAGCCGGAGTCTATCGCAAAATTGGTAACGAAACCAATGCGAGAGAAGTTGCGGGCGGAGTTTGAGGAATTGAACATGATTCGGGGCGGCAGGAAATCCAAGTTGCCCCTTGACTGAACACGATACACACTGTATACTGTATACAGAGTCGGATACATTTCACACACCTTACACACAGGAGATACGACATGTCAGGATTTTCAAGCATGAAGAAGAACTCGCAGTCCATGGTGGACAAGTTGTCCAAGGAAATGGGCAAGTTGAACAGCAGGAAGAGTTACGAGGATGACCGTTTCTGGTCGCTGGAGCGGGACAAGGCGGGCAATGGCTATGCGGTCATTCGCTTCCTCATGGCGGTGGAGGGCGAGGAACTCCCGTGGGTTCGCGTCTTCTCGCACGGATTCCAAGGCAAGGGTGGGTGGCTCATTGAGAACTGCCCGACCACCATCAACGGCAGGAAGTGCCCCATCTGCGAAGCCAACAACGAGTTGTGGGTAT